TTAAAAAAATAAATTATGAAAACAAATAAAAAATTTTATTCTTGGTATATAAATTTCTACAATCAAAATGAAATTATAATATATAAGCAAGAAGAAGAAGATCAAAACAGTTATGAATGTATTTCTCATATAATACAACAATTACTAGAAGAAAATAATCAATATACATTTCACTTAAATTAACTAAAAAATAAATAATTATGACAATAAACATTAATAAAGAAATGTTAGAATATTTAATCCAACTTGTTGAGATAGACAAAGAAAAATTAAAAGAAAATATGCAATTAGATATATTAGAAAATGATGAAAAGGAACTTAAAATGTTAGAAGATTTATATAAAATACTAATACTAAAAAATAAACAAAATTAAATTATGAAACTAACAAAAAAAGATTTACTGCTTATATTAAATATATATCAAAATTATATTAATGATTTTACAAATATATCAAACAAAGATTTAAATAATATAATTAGGAGTTTTCATTATTTTAAAATAACAAAACAAGATATAAAAAATATATTTAATAAATAAAACAAAAAAACATATTAATATTAAAAGCATCTTCTTAAAGGTGCTTTTTTTATTGTCTAATGTATTATAATTATCTTTTAAATACTATACACTTCACACACATTTAAACACTTTTAAACTCATTATATTAATTAGCTAACTTTTATTAGAAAGTAAAAAATAATTGTTGTATAATTTGCAAAATTTTTCTTTATATGCAACAAAAAAGTAAATTTTTTTTAAAAAAATATTTTTTATTGTTAATATATTTAAAAATTGTTAACATTTTTTTGTTTTTTTTGTTAGATAGTTAAAAATAATTTTGTATTTTTGCGATTCCGTAAAAAAATATATCTCCTGTTCTTAACCCCACAAACGGACACACACAGAACTAAAGTTCAATTTTATAAATACTATGTTTTAGGGTAAAAAATGTATTGTGTTTACTTTTGTTGTATAAAGGTCACGAAGGTACTGTTTTAAAATTATAGTTTTGCATAATTTATCTACAATTGGAACATATTGTTAAAAATTAGATGTTCAATTTTATATATTTATTGTGAATATAGTTAGAATGTTTATTGTATATTGGCAACATGAATGATGATAGTAAAAAATATGTTGGTAAAGAAGCTATGAAAAAAAGAGTCAAGTATGATTCTATTGGCAAGATAGACCAAAACTACAACAAGACTCCAAAAGCACTTGAACCAAAAAATACTGAAATGAGACAAGTGGCCAGAATGACTAGAAAGTCTTTGGCATATGCTTTGGAAGGACAACCAGTAAAAATTAAAATGGCACTTGATATATTATTTGATGAAGATCCACGTGCTTACATAGATGCTATAGCTAAACTTATGAACTATGCTATACCAAAACTTTCTGCAACAGAAATAAAAAAAGATACTGACACCAAAATAGAAATAAATTTAAATGAAGGTGCAACTCTTGATGATATTAAAAAACAGATTAGAGGGTTGGAAGATGCAGAAGATATTGACTACACAGAATTAGATGAATAAAAAACAAGCACTAAAGTTTGCCCTAAACAAGAAACTTTGTGAGATGAGTTTCTATGAGTTTTTTAAACAAGCATGGCATGTGGTAGAACCATCTATACCACTATCTACAAATTGGCATCATAAGTATATTTGTGATTTGTTGCAAAAAGAATGTGAGAGAATAATTGCACAAAAACCAAAAACAAAAGACATAATTATTAATGTACCCTTTCGTAGCACCAAATCTCTAATAGTAACTGTAATGTTTCCAGTATGGGCGTGGATTAAATCACCAAAACTAAGATTTATAACCTCATCCTACTCTGCAACACTATCTATTGAACTTGCAACAAAATCCAGAGATATAATTTTTAGCGATTGGTTCAAAAGAAGATGGGGAGATGTTTTTCATATTAAGAAAGATCAAAACTTAAAAGAGAGATACGAAAATAATCATATTGGAATGAGAAGGGCAACATCTGTAGGTGGTACAGTAACTGGGCAGGGGGGTGACTTTCTTATAGTAGATGACCCTCTATCACCACAAATGGCAAACTCTGCAACAGAAAGAGATAATGCAAATGAGTGGTATAGAACAACATTTTACTCAAGATTAAATCAAGCAGATATTGGAGTGAGAATAATTATAATGCAAAGAGTACATGAAGAAGATTTAACTGGATTCTTAATAGACAGAGAGACAAGAATAAACTACAATCATGTTTGCATACCTGCAACTAACGAATCAGAAAAAAATATCAAACCTCCACTACTAAAAAAATATTATGATAAAGAAACAGGTTTATTTTGGACAGATAGATTTAACAAAAAAGTATTAGATGATTACAAAAGTGCTTTAGGTAGTTATGGTTATGCAGGACAGTTAATGCAAACACCAACACCACTAGATTCTGGTATGATACATAAAGATTGGTTTAAGATAGATAGATTTAGAGTAGATGAAGCAACAGTAAACTTTGTTATTGATCCTGCATATACTGCAAATCAAAAAAATGACCCCTCTGCTTTACTTGCTTACACCTACAAACACAATAGGTGGCAAATAATTGATTGTATAAATGTACATAAAGAGTTTCCAGAACTTGTAAAATTTATACCACAATGGGTACAAAAAAATGGTTATACCAACAAAAGCAGAATATTTGTAGAGCCAAAAGCATCTGGTAAGTCAATAGTACAAACACTAATTAGAGAGACTGGACTAAATGTCAAAGAAGATAAGCCACCAACAAAAGATAAAGTGGCTAGAGTAGCAGATATTAGTGCATCACTTGAAAGTGGTAGGGTAAGTTTGTTAAATGGTGATTGGAATAGAGAGTTTTTAGATCAATTGACTAAATTTCCATCTGCAAAGCATGATGATATGGTAGATTGCTTGGTTATGGCTATAAATAAAGAAATTTGGAGTAATAATGGTAAAATTGTTTTTTTTAGTTAATTTTTTGCAGTTTATCTATAAATTAGGAAAAAAATTCATACTTTGTTTACTAATTTTGCTAAGTTTTGAAAAATTATAACAAAATAGTGAAAATGAGTGAGGTAAAATACTTAAATGACAGGCATAAGGATGTTATCGAACATTATCTACTTAGACTTAAAAAAATTATGTATTTTGCTACAGAAAATGCAGAAAGTGGTAAATATAAAGATTTTTTAGATATTTTAAGTGCAGTTTATGCATATTCTAACAATTTTCACTCTACAATGTTAAAAAACAAAGATGTAACTCAAGAATTTCTTTTTTTAATACCAAATATGAGTTTTTACTCTTGTATTGGCTACTTGACTGCTTTAAAAAACAAAATTAATGCAGATGATGTAAAAAATGATTTAGAAAAAGTTACAGTAATAACAGAAGATGTTACTGGTAGTTTAGCAGATATTCTAATAGATGATTTAGAGGAAGAAGAATTAATAAAACAAATACAACAAGAACATCTAACTAAAAATTAATTATGGTAGAAATAAAAATTCAAGACACAACTTATGAAATACCAACAGAGTGGAAGGATATAACTCTAAAATGGTGGTATGGTTTATATGCTATTATTAGCAAGTATAACGAAAAAGATGAAGAAGGTAATCCTATAGAAGTAGAACATAGTGAGGTGGAGGTTCTAAGAATGAATAGAGATATATTTTTATATCTAACTGGTATAAACGTAAATATGTTTCAAAAATTAGACATAGAAAGCGTAACTCAAGCAGTTTCTACAGTTGGAAAGCTATTAGAAGAATATAAACCAAAAGGTATAGATAGATTTGAGTTTGATGGTGATACTTATTTCTTTCCAAAAGAGTTTCTTAAAAAAAGCACATTTGGAGATTATATAGAATCAACACACCTTGAAAGCACAATACAAATTATGAAGCATGGTAGATTTGATGTTTTGCCAGAACAAATGGCGATATTGTGTAGAAAGATAGATGAGGAGTATGATGATGATGCAATACCCTCCAAAACAGAGAAGTTTAAAGAACTCACAATGGATATAGTTTGGGAGTTCAGTTTTTTTTTGACTTTGCAAAGCGTAAAATTAACAAAGACTTTCCAAACGTATTTGGTGGGGGTAACAGAGGAGGTGGAGGAAAAAACAGAGTCTCAACAGTAGGATTGTACAATAAATTTATAAAACCTTATGGTTGGTTAAATAGTTTGTATATGGTAGCAGAAAAAGGAGTATTTAAAAAAGATGGACATAATAATGTGGATAGCGTCAAGAAAACAGATTTGTACAAGGTATTAACTTATTTAAGTTGGATAAGTGCAAAAAATGATTATGAAATAGCTGTTCAAGAAAAAATACATAATAAAAATAACATACAACTAGGACAATAATGGCAATAACAAGATTATCAGATTTAATAACAGTTTTTGAAAGCAAATGGACTTATGGTGATGTCAAGTTTGGCTATGAGTCAGATGTTAATGAGGATCATGATACTAAGTACCCATTAATGCTTATACAACCTCCTGCATCTATAATACCAGAAATATATGATGGTAGAGAGGAGTACGAGTTTGAAATAAATTTTTACAACTTATACCCACAAGCAGCACAATCAGTAGTTACCTTACAAAAAAGATGGGATAACTTGCAAGATTTAGCGATGGAGTGGTTTGATATGGTTTTAAAATTTTATCAAGATGTAACAGTAGAAGCATACTTAAATGATGAAAGTTTAGAAATAGAAAGAGTAAAAGAAGTAGCAAATGATAGGTTAGTACAAATAAAATTTGTATTTACAATGAGTGCCTTTACAAAATGTTTTAGACCAGTATCAGCTTACCCATCAGACTTTAGTGATTTAGCTTTATGGTATAAAGCTGATAGTGGTGTAGATTATGATATACCAACAAAAAAAGTTAGTTCTTGGACAGATCAGTCTAGTAATAGTATTATTCTTACTCAAAATTTAGAAGCAAAAAAACCATTGAGGTATGGTTATGATGGTGCAAATGATAAATCATATTTACATTTTGATGGTGTAGATGATGAGTTTCGTTCTACATCTAATTTACCAATATCATCAACAGAATTTACTGCTTTTATTGTAGCTAAACAACATACAACACAAGAAGGAGCAAGAAGGGTTTTTAACTATAGCGAAACTGGTGCAGTACAAGTAACTTTTGGTTTTCTTGATGACAAACATTATGTGGCTGTAAGTGATTTACAAGGCAATATAGTTTTTAATGCTATTGGAGTTTCTTCAAATTATGCAATAATTAGAATGGAGTTTAGAAACACAGGTCGTTTGAATGTAGGAATAAATGGAAGTACAGGAAGTGCAAGTACCTTAGCAGGGTGGAATCCAATAGCTTTTAACGAAAGTACATTTGATATATGTAGACTTGCAAAAGCAAACCTTGCAGAACTTATAATGTATAATAGAGTTTTATTTGATTCTGAATGGTCACAAGTTAATGATTATTTAAACACAAAATATAAAATATATTAAGATATGGGATATTTAAACACAGGACAGTTCAAAAAATTACAAGATATGTATATTTCTTGGTCACATTATCCAAAATTTGCTTTTAGAAATTTTACAGGTTCTGCAGTATATAGTGCAAACTTACCTGCATTATTTGGTGTAGTTTGGTTTAAGAATGATGGTAGTGTTACAGAGGGTATTGAAGCTAGTGCAAGTAATAGTTTTATTTCTTCAGGAACTACATATGGAGATGTTGTTAATATAAATTTTTATGTTTTTGCCTCAAGATTACCTCGTTATCTAGGTAATTTAGGTTTTAATGCTAGTACAAGCAGTTTTAATTTTCCAAATTATGAGAATTGGAAACTTATTGGTAAAATAAAAAAATCAAGAGATATTTCAAATAGACATTATCAAACAGGTGAAGCACCTCAAGGTCATAGGTTTACTATAGATTATAGTGAATTAGTACAAGATCAACTTTCTTATTCTTTATGTCCAATAAATATGGGAACATGGAAAAGCTATAGGTATGGTGGTATGAATGGTGGTTTACAGGTTCAAGATAATGTAGCTGCAGGTAATAGTGGTAATCCTACTGCAGGTGCTTATCCAATAAGTAACTATAACGTAACCGAAAACGGTTCTTACGTTTTTATTAGAATATCTTGTTCAGCCGACATTTTAGATGCAAATGGTTTTATACATGAAACAACAAAGTGGAGAGTTTTTAGTAATTACAATCATTTTATAAATTCTGCACCAACAATTGGTGAAGATGGATGGTTTTATAGAGGAGGATCAAGTAACTCTTGGTTTGCAGTAGGTAGAAATCTTGTTGCTAGTAATAATGCTATTAGATTTTTGACAAACTGTCCAAATCATAGTTTTAGCTTAACAACTATACATCAAGATAATCATGTTTTTAAAAAACCTGTAAGAACAGGTGAACTAGCAGAGTTTGTACAGTTTCACTTAGCTTATCCATATAGACATTTAAATGGAGTTAACATAGGTTATAAAACACTTAGAGTAAAAATTCAAACTTTTACAGCAGGTAATGTTTCTCAAAACGTAGTTTATTTAGATGATTTTACAGACACACTAACAGATTTTTATAGTGGTGGTACACACAACTATGGTGGTTCTTATAGAACAGATGGATTGTTTATAAATCAAATACAAAATATATCTCCTAATTATATCAATAATAATGGTAAAAATGATAGTGGTGGTGCTTTAACAAATCAAATAAATTTTTCAACAGTATTTTATAGTTGTCACTTAGAAGGTAAAAGACCAGATGGAACTTTAGATCAGCTTACTGATAGATACTACTATGAGATAGACAGAGAAGAAACTAATCAAGCGTATTATCTTTCAAAACCTGTAGCAAATAGAGATTATACTCCTGTAAATTATGTTAGGTTTCATTGGTTAAATAGACAAGGTGGTATAGACTCATATACAGCTAAAAGAGATGTAGTTGAGAGTTTAAGTGTTTCAAAAGATACAATAGAAAGAAAAAAACCAAGAATGACAATGACACAAGCAAATGCTTTTCATCCATCAGGTTCTATTATACCTTATGATGACTTTATAAATAATACAATGAGAGGTGGTGATTTCTATAAAGGTGGAAGAGAAGTAATGACTGTAAATGCAGAAAGAGCAGTTAGTGTATATACAGACCCTTTACAAAAGCGTGTTGCAAAATGGTTGGAAGAAATAATAACATCACCAAATGTTTGGGTAGAAAAAGAAACAGAAGCAGCAAGGATTAATAATAACTCATCAGATCAACAAAGACCTTCTCCTAGAGAATATATTCCAATAATAATAACAAATAGTGATATAACAACAGTAGATCAAAGTCAAGGTTTAGTAAAGTTTAATATAGAATTTGTATATTCATTTGAACAAAATACACAAAGAAATTAATTCAATATGTCAATAAAATTAGAAGTATTAGATTATAATTTAAGTGCTGCAGCAGGAACACAAATGCTTACAAATGAGGAGTTTGCTTTTACTGGTGGAGGTTGGAATGTTGGTTACACTTCTTGTCCACCAAGTGGAGGGTGGTTTATAACTGCAAATCAAGCACACTTTTGTCCAACTTTACCATTTAATCAAAGAATATTAAGAAACACAAAAGCGAGTGGTAAATATTTCGAAGTTGGTAGAAGGTATAAACTTGAATATAAAGTTGGATATAACTCTGCTCCAACTTCTGGTACATCAAATTTTTTAAGATTATATCAACACTCAAACACACCTACAGCTTCAGGTGGTTTTGAAGATATAGTCTTAAATACTGCAGCAGGAACACATACAATAGAATGGACTCAAGGTGGTAGTCATGCTTCACAGGTCGCAATTAGAATATTATGTGGTAATGGATTCAATGGTTATTTGTCATTTGTAAAAGCGTTTCCACTTACAGAAGTTTCTTGGGATCAAAGTGTTGTAGGCGAGTTAGAGGTGGGCAACCATGTAGACTTTCCTTTATCTTTAACTTTTCAAATTTCAGATATAAAACAAATTACCTCAACAAGTGGTACTTTTAGCAAAACATTTAAAATACCTGCTACTAAGCACAATAATAAAATTTTAAAAAACTTTTATGACAGTAAATCTAATTTTGATGCTAACTTATCTACCTTAAAAAAGTGTAGAATATTAGTAAATAATTTGTACTCATTAGAAGGTCTTTTAAAAGTTACAGGTGCAGGAGGTTATGGAAGTAAAGCAGCTTTTTATGATTGTGTTTTTTTTGGTAACAATATGAGTTGGGCATCTCTCATAGAAGAAAAAAGTTTAGCAGAATTAGATTGGGGTACAGATATTGATTCTGGCACACCATTAAATTGCAAAGTATATGAAATTATAGGTAATAAAGGTTGGCTGCAAACAGATTGTGAATCAAACGCATCACACATAACATGGCCAATAACAAGTTATGGTGATTTTAATCCAGATGGAAATACAGCTACTGTACAATTTTTGTTTACAAAAACTGAAAGATTAGCAAACACAGGTAACACATCTGCTACAGGTTTTAATGGATATTATGGTTATGATCAGTTTCAAAATCCATATGGTACACCTCTACCTACATCAGATTGGCGACCTGCAATATGGGTGAAAAATACTATTGATAAAATATTTAACAATATTGGTTATACAATAAATTCTAATTTTATGAACACAGATATGTTCAAGAAATTAGTATGGTTACTTCCAAATGCAAAATACAATAATCCATCAGAGAGAACAGATAGATATTCTTTTAAAGCAAGATTAGGTTCTGCAAATATTCCTTTACAAGCATCTGGCATAGCAAAAGGAACAGTACAACAAGTAAGATACCCTGCTTCTGGTACTTTTTCTGGTCAGTCTCCAACAGGTAATTTTTCAAAACTACATTGGTTTGAAATTGAAGATTCATCTACAGTAACAATAGATAATTATGGTTGTGGTGAGATAGGTAATTGTGACCCCACACATCCTACATTAAGCGACTGGGGTAACACAGTATATGGATATAGAAACAGTAATGGTAACTTTTATGTACCAGAATATGGTTATTACACTATCAAGTTTAAAGACATGAAGATTATAGTAAATAATTTACTATATTCTGGGGGTGGTTGCACTTTTCACTTACATGACACAAAAGTACAAATAGGTGTAATAGTGAAAACAGTAGGCGAAAGTGTTTGGTCATATCAAAGTCCACCTGCATATCAAGAACATGAATTTAGTCCTCATGAATTTGATAGAACTGCATGTACTTCAAATATACAACGTACTACTAAAGAATTAAAAGTAGATTTTTCTGAAACAATATGGCTTAATAAAGGTGATAGAGTTTTACCTTACATAAGATTTTATCATAACAGACAACATCCTGCAGCAGCAGGTACTTTTTATGCTTATAATATGCAGTTAGATGGTAACAATGGTTCTATACAATATTTATTTAATCCAGATTATTTAGAGTGGGGTCAAAAATTTGATTTATCAAAATTAATAAATTCTGAATATAGACAAATAGATTTTATTAAAGGTATAGCACATGCTTTTAATTTAAAGATTACAACAGATGAAACAAGTAGACAAGTTACTATGGAACCTTTTGATGACTTTTATCAATCTTTTTCAAATGCAATTGACTGGACATATAAATTAGATAGAAGTAAAACATCAGAATATAAAGAACTAAAAACAGGTTTGAAAAGAAAGATACAATTTAATTATAAAGAAGATAATAAAGATGGTAAAGTTGCTGCTATGGGAGAACAATATTTTAATGCTATACCAGATGTTTTTCCTTATGAAGAAAGTTTAGATACATCATTCGAGAAAGGTCTTTCAGTTTACGAAAACCCTTTCTTTTCTGGTACTGTATGTGGTTCAGATAGAGATATGGAAGGCGTAAGTAGAGGTGATGGTAGAATTATAAATTCAGCAAAAAATGCAATACTTTGGGAGTGTAACAATGATGTAAATTTAAAAGGAAGATGTAATAAAGGTCGTGATTATAAACCACGATTGTTGTTTTGGAACAAGTATAGTCCAAATGCAACTTATGGTCAAAATCACACCAAAGGATTTATGGTTCATATGTGGGTAGGTCATGATAAACAAGTTTCTGCAAATTCATCTGGTAGCATACCAAATCCAATATTTCCTGTTTACCCTCAAGCAACATCTTACAATAGACTTGATCCAGATTCTCCAAACTTATGTTATGGTAACATAACTGCACAAACATATAACGATAGTAATGGTGTTGTTGGTAATCCAGTAACTGTAAAAGGTTTATTTGAAACTTATTACAAGTATATGATTGAACAATTTAAGGTAAAACCTAGAATACAAACATCTTACTTTGATTTAAAAATATCTGACATTTTAGATTTAGATTTTACTAAATTAATATATGTGGATGGATGTTATTGGAGATTAAATAAAATTATTGATTATCAACCACACAAAAATCAATCTACAAAAGTTGAACTAATTGAATGGATAGATGTAGGTGTTTTTGGTGCTACACCTCCACCAACAGTAGAAGATCCATTGAATTTTGGTGATAATCCTAACCCTTTATCAATACAATAATATGGCTGTCAAAATAGAACAACAAATAGATAGTTTAACTGGACTTCCAAACAAAGAGGGATTAACTACCAATTGTTCTTTATTTGTTTTGGGTGATGAGCATGTAGCTGAAGGTACAAATTTTCTACCAAATACCTTACATTATACAACAGAAAGATCAACTACTGCAACAGATTGGTCACTTGATGTTGTTAGCAACACTACATATAAAGTAAATTTTTGGTTTAAATATTATACAGATGGAGGTCCTTGGGGGTCTGTAACTGCACCACTTTCTGGAAATAATGTTATAGGTTTTAATTCAGGTAGCACCACATCACATTCTGGTATATATCAGAAATTAACAGGACTAATTGTAGGTTTTAAATATAAAGTTTTTGTTAGGTTAAGTAAATATTATCCAGTAAGTGGTTCATTATCAAGTAGTAGTGGTACTTGTTCTATAATTACTTATTATGAAAATGCAGATATATATTTAAAAAATACTGAAGAAACTTTTACAATATTAGGTGATCCTCCAACTACATTACCTGCTAATACTCTAACATCAGAATTTACTGCACAAACATCAGAAGATATAATATTGATTGATTTTTCATCTAATGACACAGGTTCTTTTTTATTAGTTCATGAAATATCTGTTAGAAGGATTGATGAATATTTAATACCTGCACAATCATCAGATGTAAATGATAATTTTTCTACTGTGTATAAATCTAATATACAAAATGTTTCACTAGAACAGGTTGATGATCCTGAAATACCTGAAGAATAATGAAATTTAAACACACAAATAGAACATTACATGAAGTAGGTAAGATGCTTAGAAAAGGTCTTAAGCAAGAACTTATTGACCAAAAGCATGTTGCTAGTCGTAAATTAATAGATGGTATAAGATACCATGTAGGTGGAGATAATGTTTTAAATGTGCGTTCTTCTGTAAGTTATTGGAAAGCTGTAAATAATCCTAAATTTGCACAAACACCAAATCTACCTGCAATAAAAAAATGGGCAAGGCATAAAGGATTACCTTTAAGAGCAGCAGCACCTATATTTAAAAAACTAAAAGAAAGAGGTTATGGTAAACCATACGTTTACTGGTCAGAAGGTAATAGGTTGAGAAGAACAGATTTTGCAGGTCATACTGTAAGAAAACACAAAGATAATATTGTAAACAAATTAGCACCATCAATTGGTGTAGATGTAGCAAACATGATGAGTGAAATAATTAGAAAAAATAATCCAAAAACAACAGTTGTAGAACAATTTTAATATATAATATATATGTCAAATACAGAAAAAATAATAGTTCAGGTTCAGGTCAAAGGACAAAGAGATTTAGATAATCTTAGCAAAACAACTAAAAAAGCAAGTAGGAGTGCAGGTGATTTGACAAAAGGTTTTGGCAGGATGGCTGCAGGGATAACATCTGCCGTAGTTGCTTTTAGAACAATAAATCAAGTCATAGGTGGTTCTATAAGATCTTTTAGAGATTTTGAATTTCAAATGGCTAAGGTTAGAGCAGTTACAAGTGCATCAGATAAAGATTTTAAATTACTTAGTGATACTGCAAAAGATTTAGGTCGTTCTACATTCTTTACTGCTCAACAGGTTTCTGAACTACAAACTAACTTTGGTAAATTAGGTTTTTCTACACAAGAAATATTAGATGCTCAAGAAGCAACTCTTTTATTAGCAACAGCTACTGATACAGACTTAGCAAGAGCAGCGATAGTAGCAGGTGCAAGTGTTAGAGGTTTTGGGTTAGATGCAGAAGAAACAGGAAGAATAGTTGATGTGATGGCAGTAGCTTTTAGATCATCTGCTTTAGATATAGAAAAGTTCCAAACATCTATGACAAAGGTTGCTCCTATTGCAGCAGGAGCAGGTATATCTATGGAGTCAACTACTGCAGTAATGGCTTCTTTAACAGATGCAGGTATTGAAGCATCTATTGCAGGTACATCTTTGAGAAATATTTTCTTAAAAATGCAAGACTCATCATCTGATTTGTCAAAACATTTAGGTTTTACAGTAAACAGTTCAGATGATTTACAAAGAGCATTAACATTATTAAACTCTCAAGCACTAGACAATGAGGAGATTATGGGTCTGGTAGATATAAGACAAGTTGCTGCTTTTAGAACAATGATAGAGGGTTCTGATAGAATTAAAAATCTTACAACAGATTTTAATGCTGCATCTGGAGAAGCAAGAAGAATGGCTAATATTGTTGGAGATACTTTAGAGGGTTCATTCAAAAGATTAAGGTCTGCAACTGAAGGTTTAGCCATAGAGTTAACACAAAAATTAGGAGGGGGATTACAAGATCTTGTAGATAAACTAGCTGACTTTTTTAATAGATTAACAGACAATTCTGATGGTTTAGTAAGATTGATTAGAAATATAGTACAGGTAACTAAATTTTTAGGTATATATGCTGCAGGATTAGCTACTGTTAGGGTGGCTACATTAGCATACAATGCTGTAACTTTTTTAGCAACAAATGCAACAAAATTATTTACAAAAGCATTAGCAAGAACAGGTATTGGTCTTGCAGTAATAGCACTAGGAAGTTTAATTGCAAAATTCACAGGTTTAGGAAAAGAAACAGATGAAGCAACAAAAAAACTTAAAGAGTTTGAAGAAGCACAAGCAAAAATATTAAAGAGAAATGAAAGATTTGATAGATTAATAAATCAACAAGTTGGAAATTCTATAGCGCAATCTAAAAAAATAATTGAAAATTTAAAGTTTGAAAAAGCAAAAAGAGAAGCTGTCTTAATAGCAGCAAAAAAAGGTGCTACAGAATTAAATGATGAACAAAAAAAATTATTTGAAGATGAAATAAGAAGATTAAAAGAAAGGATAAGATTAGAAAAAATAAATGGTCAAGAATTAGTTAAAAATAAAAAACAAGAAACAACTGCTGCTAGGTCTTTAATAGTTGAGCAAGAAAAATTATTAGATTTAGCAAACAGGATGCCAGAAACTACAGAAGCTGAAATTGCTGTAAAAAATAAAAAAATACAAAGTATAGAAGCAGAAATTGATAGATTAAAAAATCTAGGGATAGAACAAGAAAAGGTTAACAAGGCAAAAAGAGCAGAATTAGATGTTGATTTAGAACTTTTAGATTTTAAATCAGGTCAAATGAGAGAGGGAAATCTATCAGAACAACAAGCAGCAGAAGTCAGGCGAGAACTTATACAACAAGAAATTGATGACTCAAAAAGGTTGTTAGAACAATTAGTTATATCTGGAGAGCAAAGAGAGTTTTTAATGGCTAAAATAGTTCAGTTAGAAAAAGAATTAGGACAACAATCTTCAGAAGATAAAAAAGCAAGATTAGAAGAAGATATTGTAACTGCAGCACTATCTGGTAAAAATGCAGAAGAATCTGTAAAATCAGTTATAAGAGCATATATAATGGAATCTATAGCAGGACATATTAGAAGTATTATGACAAACCCTTTAATACCATTTCCAATAAATTTAGCATTAGCAGCAGGTGCAGGTATAGCTGTTGGTCAATTAGTAGACAAAGGTCTTTCATCAGTAAAATTTGCAAAAGGTGGTACAGTAGAAGAATTTGCAAATGGAGGTATGGTTCATGGTAAGTCACATGCTTTTGGTGGTGAGAAGTTTGCAGTAGGTGGTAGAGTGGTAGAACTAGAAGGAGGGGAAGCAGTAATAAACAAAAGAAGTACAGCAATGTTTAAAGGTCAATTATCAGCAATGAACGCAGCAGGAGGAGGTGTTAAGTTTGCAGATGGTGGTCTTTTAAATATGCCATCATTTACACAACAACAATTTAATGCTGTAGGTCAAAATCAAATGATGGGTGCTGTAAGTCAAGGTAGTAAAGTTGTTGTGGTTGAATCAGATATAACTCAAGCACAACAATCAGTAAGTGTGATAGAATCACAAGTAACATTTTAAAACTAAAACAAATATGGAAGAAATATTTAAAATTATTGAAAGTTATGGGTTAACATTAGTTTTACTTATAGGTGCATTGTATGCATTATATAAATTTTTCTTTTTTAGTATTCATGAGGTTAAAAATACATTTTCAAAACATCATGAGAAAAATGCAGAAAACATGCAACAACTAAAAGAAAAAATTAACATCATACTAGAGTTTATTAAAAATTATAAAAAAAATTAACAAATGTTTGTGGATAAAAAAACAAAATTAGAGAGATTAGCTATTTGTAAAAGTTGTAATATGTACAGAAACTTTTTATTATTAAAAAGACCAATAATTCACAGAGGTGCAAGATGTGCAGAATGTATGTGTTTTTTAGATGCAAAAACATCTTTAACCAAAGAATTTTTTGGAAAGTGTCCTTTACATAAATGGTAAACAATTACATATGGATTTTAAACAAATAGCAAAAAATTACAACAAAAACAAAAGAGAAATGATAGAAAATGCTGTTTCTAAAAACAGACATAACATAAATAATTTTTCTAAATATAATGCAGTTGCATTAGATATTATGTTTGCAGAATGGCATGTTCTATTTCCTTCTCATAAACAAGATTTAAATTGCAGTTCTTGTAGAAAAGCAGTAGTAAAATTTTGGGAAACAATAGCAGAGGAGTGGAAAACAACAAAAAACAAAAAAACTAAAACTGTTGGCTCAAAAAAAACAAAGACAAAATAACGTAGAAGTAGTTTATGATTACATTGAAACTGTTGGTGTAGAACTAGAAAAAAGATTTGGCGATTCACCTACTTGTAAAGACATGATTAGACATCTAGTTGAAAGGGGTATTATAGAACCAAAAAGAGTTAGAAACTACATGATTATTGTCGATTTTGATAGAATGTTAGTCACCAACAAAGGTAACAGAACTTGCACTTTTATGGATCTGTCTATTAAATATGAAATAAGCGAAAGTCAAGCACAGAATATTGTTTACAAAGAAAGAAAAAAGTCTGTAACTATCAATAATATATCTTACTAAAAGTTTTGTACATAAATTAGGTAAGTATAAAATAGATTAAAATCTATTTTTGTATTTATGAAAAACAACTGGTATAACATTCAAAATAAAGCAAATAAAGTTGCCGAAGTTTACATATTTGATGAGATAGGTTCGCATGGTGTAACTGCTCAAAAATTTATAGAAGAAATCAAAGGTTTAGGAGATAGACCAATCAATATACGAATAAACAGTTTAGGTGGTGATGTTTTTAATGGCATGGCTATTCATAACGTACTAAAGAAAAGAACTTACAACACAACTGTATATATTGAAGGTATAGCTGCTAGTATAGCAACAATTATTGCACTTGGTGCAGATGAGGTTATAATGGCAGAAAATTCTTTATTTATGATACACAATGCGTGGGGAGGTGTTATGGGTGATGCAAAAGAAATGCGTAAATCTGCTGCTACACTTGAGAAAATATCTAACGAACTAACAGAAATATATGTAAAAAAGACAGGACTGTCATATGAAGCTATTTCAGAAATGATGGATAATGAAACTTGGTTGAGTGCAGATGAAGCGTATGAACTTGGCTTTGTAGATAGTATTTCAGATGCTATGAAGATTGCTGCTAAGTATGATGTATCTAAATTTAAGAACATCACAAACGAGGAAATTCAAAACAAATTTAATAATAACATAAAAAACAAAAAAATGACTAACGAGTTAAAAGAATGGTTCAATAGTAAAGTCGAAGAAATTGTTGCAGCAGTAAAGTCTGATGTAAAGGTTTCTGAAGAAGTTGCTAATGACACAGAGATAACTGTTAATCTTGGAGATAATGATGAAATTAAAAATAAAATTTCTGATTTTGAAGCTAAGAACATAGAGTTATCAGAAAAAATTACTTCATTAGAAAATGAATTAGTTAATGCTAAGGGCAGTAACGAAACTCTAACTAACGAAGTAGAAGCGTTAAACGCAAAAATCAACAAAGCAGATGCTAAAGGTACTGAAATAGAAACTGATGGTGACCCTGCAGTAGTTGAAAACAAAAAAGAAGATGCTAATGCAGGTTTTTATAATGCAATGGCTGAAAGAATAAGATTAAAATTTAATAACTAAAAAATAATAAAAAATGGCAAACGTAGCAAATAAAGGAACATTCGCTTCTTATTCAGGTGCGAATTTAAACGAAATATTTTATGAGCCAGTATTTAGAAGTGATGATATTATGAGTAACTATAGGGTTATTCCTAATGTAAAACATAAAATGAATGTTTACACTTCTGATGCTCTTACTAAAATAACACAAAAGTACACAGCTTGTTCTTCTTCTAGTGGTTCAACACAATTTGATATAGATCAAAAAACTATTGAAGCAGGTAGAATGAGAGTGGCTTTAGAGCAATGTACTGATGAGTTCTTTGGAACTTACATTGAAGAAATGTACAAGAATGGTGCAGATGTAATGAATCTTGAGGGTACTCAATTAGCAGATGCGATTGTAAATCGTGCTGTAAAAGGTATTGCACAAGATGTTGTTAGATTAGCTTGGGGTGGAGACAACTCTACTGCAAACTATCAAGGAGTAACAGGATGGATGAAATTAATGGGTGATGATGCAACTGTAGAAGGTGCAAAAAGAGCAGTTACTGCTGTTTCATCTGCAGCACCAACTGCAGCAGAAGCACTTACTGCAATAAGGAGAGCATATGATGAAGCACCTGCAGCTTTACAACAAGTACCTGCAAATGAGAAGAAGATTTTTATAACTCCAATCTTATATAACGCATACTTACAAAACTTAGAAGGAACTTCTGCTGATTTAGCAATAACTAACCAAGCTGATGGTGTATTAGTAGTTAAGTTTAGAGGAGTTGAGTTAGTACCTATGTATGAGTGGGATACTATTTTAGCTGATTTAAACCCAACTATGTTTGATATTTCAGGTACTGATTATACACAAGGGTTGTGTTACTGTGCAGTAGATAACCTAGTAATAGGTTCTGATGTTACTGATCCAGAAGGTGCATTTAAAGTATTCTATGATGATTTAGAAGAAAAAATGTTCTTTAGAGGTTACTTTAAGTTAGGTGTACAATTTATGTACCCTTCACTTGTACAATGGGTAATAATTAAGCAGTAATTAGAATAATAACAGAGGGGGTGTTAAATCCCCCTCTTATTTAATAATCAATAAAAAAACAATAATATGGCAATAGATACAGGTTTAGCAATACAATGTGCAGATTTACAATCTACTGGTGGGATTACTCAAATATGCTTGAGAAGTTTTGCTGCAGGAGATACTGCTACAGTAGATGCAACTGCCGATACACATGGTTATTCTAGTATAGGAAATGGAGGTGGTACAGCTAGTTGGTTTGTATATGAGTTTAAAAATGAAACTCCTACTTTAAATATAACTGCAACAAAAGAAAATGGTTCTACTGCTTTCGAATGTGCGTTATCTTTTAGTTTACCAAGAATGAACGATCCTAAGTTTCATGAATTACAAAAGATGCTTAATGAGTGTATGATGGCAATTGTAACTGACACAAATGGTACAAATTTTGTTGTAGGTTTAAGTGAGAGATTTAGAAATGAAGATGTTTTACTAAAAAATCAAACTTTCTTAAATCTTGCAGGTATGGAGGGAACTACTGGTGCAGCGTATAGTGATGAGAATATGATAACTATTAATTTAGTAGCAAGACAATTTGAGTTACCAAGATTATACTCTGGTACTTTGACTGTCGACACTTCAGCTTTAACAGCAACTACTACTTAATATAAAATTAAGATATAATAATAGGTTGAACTTTGTTCGTAAAAGTATTAACCTTCTCCTATTAATATCTTTTTTTTTGAAATGTGTGATTGTAACAATAATATAGTAAATTCACAACATTTAAAAATATATACAATAATGGCAAAATATAAAGCAGTATTATCATCTGGAGTTTCTTATAAAGGTGATTTTAAAATAAAATGGTCAACAGCAAGTCAAGAAGAATTAGCTTATGCTTATGAAGATTTAGGCATGACTGATTTAGTAGAAAAAATATCAACTACAACTAAAAAAGATGAGCCAAAGAAAAAAAGCAGTAAAAAGTCAAGTAAAAACAAATCAAAAGACTAATACTTTTGAGTTTGGTGTTTTTAACTTAGCTATACCAGAACATATTGAAGAACCTTTAGACTTATCAAGAGTAAGAACTAAGTTTATACCTTTTGGTACAAATAACTTATTTCCTCAATATTTAGCAGAATTAAAAAGAAAATCTTCTACTCATAGAAGTGTTTTAGCACAAAAAGCTGTATTCACAAGTGGTGCTAAATTCGTTACAAACAACGAAGAAATAAAAGATTATATTAAAGATGTAAATGCAGATGGTGAATCTTTAAGAGATGTATTTAAAAAATTAGCAGATGATTACTACACTTTTGGTAATGCTTATTTAGAAGGTGTGTTATATGATGGTGGTTTAAATTTATATCATTTAGATGCAACTACTGTTAGAATGTCCAAGAATAAAAAAGAAGTGTATGTGCATCCTGATTGGGCAAAGTACAATACAATGAAAGACAAACTATCTATTATACCTTTATACCCAAGTGTTAGAGGTAATAGATTTGTTCTACAATTTAAAGATTATGAACCAACCTTTACTTTTTATGGTTTACCAGATTACATAGCTGCACTTGAGCATGTAGCAGTAGATTATGAGATAGGTAAATGGAATCACACTAAATTTAAAAATGGTTTTCAACCATCAGCAATAGTTGAGATTAGTGGTGACATGGGAGAAAAAGAAGCAAAGAAGTTGGTAAAAGAAGCACAAAGAAAATTTGTTGGAGATGGCAATAATGGTAAAATAATGTTTATTGTAAAAAATGGTGACACTTCACCTGCTAATGTAAATATTATTAAAGATGACCAAGAAGGTAGTTGGATAGATTTACAACGTATTACAGATCAAAATATTGTAACAGCACATAGATGGCAACCATCTTTGAGTGGTTTAGTATCTAGTGGTAAAATGAATAATACAGGTAGTGAAATAAGAATAGCTTATGATTTAGCAATGACTACTGTAATTAAAGATACATCAGATTTACTGTTAAATGGTATAAGAAAATTGTTATTTAAAGAACTAGGTTATTTACCAGAAGATTTGGTTATACAGTATGAGCCACCTATTAGTTTTGCTACACAAATAGATCCTGCTAAAGTATTGACTATAAATGAGCAGAGAAGAATGTTAGATGAAGATTTACCTATGTTGGAAGAAGGTAATATGTTCTTAACTGATAGAGAGCAAATTATAGTAACAAGAGATGATGATGATGATAGTCCAGATGAGGATGAGAGTTTACAGGTAACAGAAATTGAAACTAATAACGAATAATATATATGGCAAACGTAAATCAATATTCTACTTTAGTAACTGCAGCAGAAGTAATCAGTAATAGTTTTACAAATGCTAACACAGATACTGCATTAATATCTACAAACACAATATTACTTGCAGAGTTAGCACACATAAAACCTGCTTTAGGTAAAAAGTTTTATGAAGAAATAAAAACACAACATCACAATGGTACTTTAACTACTGCTAATCAAACATTGATGGATGATTTTCTTGTTAGAACTTTATGTTGGTTTGTAAGGTTTGAAGTTATAAGTGAAGTACAAAATAATAGTACAAGTGCAGGTATTGTAAATAATATAGATGAGTTTGCTACTATTATAGATCCTTCAGAACTAAATGCTTATAAACAAGATACATATAGAAAATCTGAAATATATTTAAAAGATATGATAGATTATATGGAAGATGAAGATCAAGATGGTCAATATCCTACATATGAATCAGATAGACCAAGAAGGGGTCATACATATAAAAATCATGGTATAATTATGTATGATAGTATTTATCAAAGACCAAGAACATATACAAGTTGGAAAGATTTTTGTCCATGTGATGATTGTTAAATAAAATAAATTATGGCTGCAAACGAACATAAAAATTTACAAGATGCTAATAGGCATAACCCAAAAGGGTTTGAAGCTGCAACAAATGATACAGTTTTGTCTAAAGGTGCAAGTGATGGTAGTGGCACAACAGATGGTAGTTTAGAGTATATATCTAAATCTTTAGTTGGTGTAACAAACTATAAAATGCAGGGTTATATAGATGAAGGTCTTAATAATTATTCATATGGTGAAGATTTAATTGATAACAAATCACCATTTCAATGGGATCAAGATTATGGTTCTACTACAGTATCTGGAGGATCAATATTACCAAAAAACTTTTTTAGAGCAGGTGCAGGTCATGTAGTTCCTTTTGCATCTACAGTACAAAGAATTAAAGGTTGGTTATCAAGTGATGGTACAAATGCGGTTACCATAGCTATTTGTAAAATCACACCTGTAGCAGATGATGTGTCTAATGTAGTTCCTGTAGTTGTAGATGAAATTGCAGTAACAGGTTTAGGTAATGATAGTAGGTTAGTAGCTTTTGAAGAAACAACAATTACATCAGCATCTTTAGCAGCAGGAGATATTTTATTCCCAATGTTTAAAGAAGGTGGTGGTGCAGGATCAGAGATTTTTGTAAACTTAACAGTAGAAACATATACATATTAAAAAAAAATAAAACATGGCAACAACAGTAGAAACAGCAGATTTAACAGTAACAATAACAGAAAACTATTCATTAATGGGTACAGATTATGGTAGCACTTGTACAAAAACATATACTACAAATGGTGAAGTAATACAAAGATTAATGAGTATTGCAGGTAAAGGTAGTGGTGAAACAACAACTTTTACTGATATATTAGCATTAAGCACAGTAGATGGTCGAGGTCAGGTAGTAAAAGCAGATTATAAATATTTTAGAATAAAAAATTTAGATGATACTAATAATTTAAATCTTAGATTGTATAATGGTGCAGATTATGTATATTTTAAAGTAGAGCCATATTGTGCAGTAGTTTTAATGTCACCTGATTTAGATGCAACCACAACAGATGGTATTGCTAATGTAAGTTTTGCAGACATACAAGCTATAGCAGGGCAATCATCACATGAAACAGATGCAGTAGATGTAGAGTTTATTGTAGTTACTACATAAGATGACTAAAAAACGTAAACTTAACTCACGCAACCCTAAGTATGGTGGCGTGGAAGTAAAAGAAGATAAGTACAAAAAAGAATTTGTACATGAAGTTAAAGGAGTAAAAATTTATAAATTACACAGTATATAATTATGCCTTGTTACGAATGTGAAAATGGTAAATGGAAGTTTGGTGAAACTGGTAGATGTCAGTATTCTACTAAATCAGAGTGTGAAACTGCTAACAAAGACTACTATGCAGAAGAAACTTATGATGATTATCCACAAGCTGCAAGTACAAATGCCAAAAGAGCAATCAAGTACAAAGAAGAAAATGGAAGTTCTTGTGGAACTATCGTAGGGTGGACAAGAGCCAGACAAATCGCAAACAGAGAAAAGTTGACAAGGAGAACGATTGCAAGGGTTGCATCATTTAAAAGACATCAACAGCACAAAGACGTACCTTATGATGAGGGTTGTGGAGGTATAATGTGGGATGCTTGGGGAGGATCAGAAATGATAGAGTGGGCAATAAAAAAATTAGATAGAATTGACAATCCTAAAAATCAAGAAAAAAGAGAAGTAAGTGACAGAATAAAAGCAACACTTAAAAATAAAATGGAGAAGCATAATGAAGATGTAAAGGACTTGAAGAAGGATTGGAATCCAAGAGTAACAGTAGCAAAATTAGAAAAAGTTTTTTTAAGAGGTGTTGGTGCTTATTATACTAATCCAGAAAGCGTAAGAGAGGGTATTACAGGTCCAGATCAATGGGCAATAGCCAGAGTAAACTCTTTTTTATTTGCAATGAGAAATGGTAGGTATAGAAGTGGTAAACATGATACAGATTTATTACCAGACAAACATCCTATGAAAAACACAAAAAAAGAAAAAAACAATATGAAAAAAGAAAAAAAATATTATGGTGATGATGAGCATGATTTGCATGTAAACTTCACAGAAAAACAAATGGCTGAATTACATACACTAGGTGAGTTAGAACTCATGGTCGAAGAAGGAGAAGAAAAAATGTTAATTAAATTTACTTATGGAGATCATGATATGAAAGAAGAAGAAATAAAACAAGAGTTTGAAAATATAGTTGCTAAAATTCTAAAAAAGTAATTATGGAAATAGGCAAAAACACAAAAATTAGATTATCTTTAGAAAGTTTTGTGTCAATAGGTGCTACAATAGCCATTGTTGTGACTATGTATTTGTCTTTAAAAAGTGAAATAGCCATAGCAAAAGAATTGCCAAAACCAGTTATTTCAGCAAAAGAATATGAATTGCACGATCAATTAATAAAAAATACAATAATTCAAACTCAAGAAGATATTAAAAAAATGCAAAAAACTTTAGATAGGATAGAAGATAAAATATATAATAGATGAGTATATTATCAAAAATATTTAGTAGTGGTGCAACAGAACTAATAAAAGGTGTTGGTGATGTTGTAGATAACTTAACTACTACAGAAGAAGAAAGACTAGAAGCAAAAAGAAAAATTGAGCATATGGTAAGTAGCTTTGAAGCAGAAATGCAAAAAGAAGTTACTACAAGATGGACTCAAGATATGAATAGTGATAGTTGGTTGAGTAAAAATATAAGACCACTTGTGCTAATATTTTTAGTTTTTAGTACAGTTTTACTTATATTTATAGATGCAGGAGTTATAGATTTTGAAGTAAAAGCAAGTTGGGTAGATTTGTTACAACTTGTTTTAATAACTGTAATAGGTGCTTACTTTGGTGGTAGGTCATTTGAAAAAATAAAAAAATAATATGCCTTATAAATATTTTAAACTCAAAGAGTTTGCTTGTAAATGTGGTTGTAATCACAACAACATAAACAAAGAATTATTAGACATGCTTGAACAAGCTAGAAAAATGGCAAAATTACCATTTATTATATCGAGTGGTTATAGATGTGAAAATCATCCAGAATCTATAAAAAATCCAACCTCATCACATATAAAGGGGTTAGCTGTAGATATAAAATGCAGCGACAGTAAAAGCAGAGCAATAATATTAGATGCTTTGGGGTTTGTCGGTTTTAGAAGGTTTGGGTTGCATGACTCATTCATACACGCTGACATAGACGAAAGTAAGTCAAATCCAGTTATTTGGCTTTACTAAATCTTTACTAATTATTAATTTAAAAATATTCAAAATGGAAAATATATTCAATTCAGTAAATAGTTTTATAGGTAAAATGACAGCTTTATTTGTAGGTTTATTATCTTTTGGGGTAATGGCTGAAATTTTATTTGGCAGTCCTGTATTAGGTATGTCAGTAATAGCAAATGTAATGGAAGTAATTAATTTATTAGGTGACAATGGTGTTGTAGGTTTGATAGCACTTGTCATATTGTATAATCTTTTAGAAAAAAAATAGTTTTTTGCTTGGATAATTAATGTATATTTAATTATCTTTGCTCTGTTTTGTGATTCTCACAAAATTCTCAAAGTGTTTAGTTTAGTTTAGTTAAGAAAGGGGGGTTAATAACTTCCCTTTTTTGTGCAATATATGGCTACTTTTTTGTATAGATTTGTTCAAATCAATAACTTGCAAAAATGACAAAACAATATGGAAAGCGTTTAAGGTTGAGTGAGGAGGAGGTTGAAATGATCTTAGAAAGCAGGGCTGACAGCACAGCCAACATAAATGGAAACACAGCACTAGAAACACACTTATATGAGAGAGGTATAGATAAAAAAGATGTAGTATCTGTAAAACATTGGCAATCTGCTAATGGTGAGTACAGATTTAGCATAGTAACAAAAGAAGATGTATCTATAGATAAAAAAGATATTTTAGATAATGTATGTACTCTAATAGAAAAACATTCACCATACTACAAAAAACCAAAAAGAAATAAAAATAAAGGAGGTCACTTATTAGTTATCAATCCTGCAGATATACATATAGGTAAATATGCAAACAAAGTAGAAACTGGTAGTAACTATGATGTTGAAACTGCCTGTATGCGTGTTATAGAGGGCTTAGAAGGACTTTTAAGCAAGTCAGAAGGGTTTGGTATAGAAAGAATATTATTTTGCGTAGGAAATGATGTTTTGCATGTTGACAATGTTTACAATACAACTACAAAAGGTACTAATCAAGATGTTGATGGTAAGTGGTGGATGCACTTTGAGTTTGCTTTAGGATTATATGTAAAGTGTGTAGAGATTTTAAGAGAAGTTGCACTTGTGGATGTGGTGCATAGTATGAGTAATCATGATTATCAAAGTGGCTTTCATTTAGCACATGCACTCAAAAGTTGGTTCAGAAAAGATAGTGAGGTTTCATTTGATATTAGTGTAGCTTATAGAAAATATTATGAGTATGGCACAAATCTTATTGGTATAGAACATGGAGATGGTGCAAAAATGGATAACTTACCTTTACTCATGGCACAAGAAAGACCAGAGATGTGGAGTAACACTAAATATAGATACTGGTATTTACATCACTTGCACCACAAAGTAAAACACAAATGGAGAGATGCAAAAGATTTTATAGGTGTTACAGTAGAATATATGAGATCACCTAGTGGTACTGATAGTTGGCACAGTAGAAAAGGTTTTACTGGCGTACCAAAAGCTGTTGAAGGTTTTATACACGAAAAAACAAGTGGTCAAGTGGCTCGTTTAGTACATTATTTTTAAAATATTACATAATTTTCATACAATTTACTTCTAACACATAAACATTTTGTAAAAAAAATGTTAAAAAAGTTTGGTAGTTAGTTTCAATTTTATAATTTTGTCACCAACAAACTAAATATAAACAAAACAAAAAAATATGTTTGGATGGGCAGTAATAACAGGAATTATCTTATGGATGGTTTCAGAATTAAAAGAAAATTAATAACTAAAGTAAAACAATTATGACAGAAAAAGAAAAAGATAAATTTTTAGATAATCTTTTTTCTAAAGAAACAGTGAGAGAAAAAATGATTAGAGAATTAAACGACCCTTATCACAATCCCTTTTCAGAAGGTTCTATAGCATCAGAGGAATTTGAATTGGCAATGCAAGTAAGATCAGGTCATTATGAGTCAGGAAATCACGAAACAGACTATTACTTAGAACAATATTATGGTAGTGATTATGAGGACACTTATGGTATAGATTTTGAAGATGACCAATACGATTATGCAGAATATTGTAATTACAATTTAGGAAACTAACTAAAAACTAATAATTATGGGAAAAATGAAAGAAGAATTTGCAAAAATGCAACAAGAAACTATTAGTGCAATGTATGATGTTGCACAACAAAAGAGTATTAATCAATTAAACAATAACAAAATGAGCAGAAAAACAAACAAAACAGAAACAAAAGAAACAGTTACAGAAACAAGAGAAGATGCTTTAAGAAGATTATTTAAAGAAAATGGTCTTGTTAAAGAAGATGTTTACAAAGACAAAAGAGGGTTTGTAATTATCACTAGGTCAGGTATTGACAAGATTGTAAGCAAAAAAGGTATTACAGTTGCTTATGAAGTTGTAGTAATGGACTTAGAAAAACCTGAAAAACCTAATGTAGTATTAAAAGCAGTTGCTACAATGAAGATCAACAAAACTGAAGTAAGAAACATGATGAGTTTTGGTGAAGCATCTGAAGCAAATCTTATGGGAGGAGGTAAAAAGTTTCCTGTAGCTATGGCAGAGAAAAGAGCAATGAGTAGAGTAGTATTAAAAATTGCAGGATTCTATGAGCAAGGTGGTGTGTTTGGTCAAGATGAGATTGTTGACTAATGTCAGGTGATTGGATTGATGATATTATTGATGGTGAGCCAACTCCTATAACTTATAGACAGTTGGTCATCATTGATAGTATGATTGATAGAACATCATTATCACAGCAAGAAAAAGATACAATACTTAGCAATATAAATGATTATACAGAACTAGAAGCTGAAGAAATAGTAAAAAAAATATTCGAAAATGAAATCAAAACAGACCCACAAGACCAATACAAAAAAATGTGTCAAGACAATGTATTTGGAAATAGAGGTTTTTAGAAGCATAGATAATCCAGATTATTGTAATGTTTTTTTAAGTAAAAACTTTATAGGTCAAATAAGTTTGGCAGAATCTGCAGATTTTTTTACAAAAGATCAACTAATAGATTTTCATTTAAGAGATGTAAGTAAGTTTAAGGTATCTGAAGATGTGATAATTAAGAATATAAAAAAACCAAATAATGACTAAAAAATATTCTTTAGATAAAATAAGATGTGCCAGAAATGAGTTTGAAGCATTGCTAAGAATACAAGGAATATCTAATTTTAAGTTGTGTAAAATTATGGGTGTAAACTATGCTACAAGTAAAAAGTATATAGAAGAACCAACACTAATAAGATTTATACATGCTTATAGATTGTCAGTATTTATGGGTTTAGAAGTTCAAGATATAGTTGATACAATAGTGTATGACTTAAAACAAAACTAAAAAAATGGAAGAAAAACAATTAAAATTGATGTACAGCGAAAATTATAAAGATATAATTTTACAAGAGATAGCTGATCTATACGATATAGATAATAAAGATTATATATGCAGTAATAATAGAAAGCAAAACTTAATGTACGCAAAAAGACTTTTTGTTTATATTCTTAGGACTAAATTTGATTTAAGTTTAGTTGAGGTAGGTAAGATTGCAAACCTACATCATGCTTCTATAATACATCATGTAAAAGCATTTGAAATATTTAAAAACCTAAAAGGTTATAAAGAAAAAGAAATGTACAAGATTGTAGAAGAAAGAATAGAACAAACTCAAGTAGATGAAACAATTAGAATTTTACAACAACAAAGCAAAGAGATAGATAAAAAATTAAAACAATTGTATAACTTAAAAAACAAAGAAAATGTCAGAAACAAAAGAAAAAATTTATGTAGGTAGTGGTATAGAAAAGTTTGATGGTAATTTAATTCAACAAACTATATGCCTGTCAGATTTAAGAGATAATGCAAAAGATCACATATTTAAATATGAAGGTAAGGAGTATATCAAATTAAAGACTGTCAAAAAAAGAGAAGTGGATCAGTATGGTAAAACCCACTATGTTGAGGTAGATACTTGGAAGCCAGAAAAAAAGAAGCAACAAACAGAGGATGATGATTTACCATTCTAATTTATCTATACTGTCTATAATATTATTATGTATTTTACTTGGTAATGTTATGGGTGCAACTATAGTTTTTGTAAAACAAAAAAATTATATTGCTGATTTAGAGAATGAGTTAGATAAAAAAGATGAGGTAATAAATAAACATTTAACATAGATAACATAGGTTAGAAAGGAGGTTGTAATTTATTTAATTTAATAATGGCGGTTATACTTTGAAACAATTACAGGTCACTATTGATAAACAACAAATAATTGAGTATTAATAAAATTAATTTACAATTTAAACTTGATGGTGACTCCTTCTTTCTTTCCTTTTTTATAAACTAAAACTTTAAATTATGGATGAACAAAAATTAAGACAAGAACATTATTACTACAAAAGAAAAGCTAAATGGTGTGAGTTTTATGAACAATATATGGATAATCAAAGCATTACTCATATTAATGAAAAAGCAAAAGAATTTGCAGATCGCCAGTTAAAATCTTACGAAAATAATAAAGGTAAGAAAAATATATTATGGTTCTCTAATCAATTGTTTAGTAGATAACATGGAACAACCAAACTATTACGCAATCATATCTGCAGAAGTTAGATATGACAAAAATCTTACTGCCCATGCAAAACTATTGTATGCAGAAATAACTGCATTACTAAATATGAATGGTGAGTGCTTTGCTACTAACAGATACTTTTCAAAACTATATGGTAAAAGTATTGTAACTATTTCTAAGTGGATCAAAGAACTTATTGTAAATGGTTATATATTAACCACTTACACATACAAAGAGGGTACTAAAGAAATTGATAGGAGGTATATAAGTATTCTTAAAGGGGGTATTAAAGAAAAAGATAGGGAGGGTATTAAAGAAAAGTTTAAGGATAATAATACAAGTATTAATAATAATATTACATATAGTAATAGTAAAGGGCGTTTTAAAAAACCAACTATTATTGAAATTGCTAAGTATTGTAAAGACAGAGGTAATGGTTTAGATGCAGAAACTTTCTTTGATTTTTATGAAAGTAAAGATTGGAAAGTTGGTAAAAACAAAATGAAAAACTGGAAAGCATGTGTTAGAACTTGGGAGAAAAGAAACTCAACAAAAAGCATAAGCAAAGTACATATGCACTTAAGTTCGCATATGGAAGCAAAAGAATTATTAAAAAAAGGAAGAAAATGATAAAAACAAAAACAAGAGAAGAATTAGAAGATTTGTGTTTAGATCTATTAAGTAAAACCTATATTGAGTTAGGTCAACATAATGTAGATGCAGAAACAAAAGTTATTATGGCACAAAGTTTAGCAGAAGATTTGAGTAAAACATATAAAAACTTTTACTTTCAAGATGCTGTCAATGCTTTTAGATTAGGAGTTAGAAGTCCACATAACAAAGATTTTATACATCTAAATGTACCAACATATATGAAGTGGTTGAGAAATCATCAGGAGTTGATATGGGATGCTAGAGCAAAAGTAAATGCAGGTGCTGATCCAAAAACAGTACCACATTTTAGACCAGAACCTAAATTGTTAAGATAAAATTATTATATATAAATTATTTTTATAAATTTGAGAAATGTTTACAACAGTATTATTAATGATAGCTTCTTGTTTTTTTGGTTGGATGTATGGCTATAATCAAGCAGCAAAAAAATTTGATAAATGATTTTACTTTGGATTTTATTATGTATAGTTTTTGTTGTGTTTTTTGTAAGTATTTTATTACATTGCATTGCTTCTTTAGATGAAAGTAAGAATAATGAGAGGTTAGAATCAAATATAAAACAATATAAAAAAACTTTAACAGGTGGTTTGCATCATGATAGAATAAATGAAAAAAGAAAAACACAGTAAATATTATTATGACTTTGATAGAAATAAATCAATAAACCCAAAAATGTTTATGTCAAAAGAAGAATTAGGAATAGATTATAAAGAAAACAAAACACCAAACTATTATATAGGTAGTGTTTATGGTTATGAAGCAAGAAAGGTTATAGAAGATTTTGATCTAAGTTATAATTTAGGAACAGCAACAAGTTACATATTGCGTTGTTCAAGGAAGCATGAAACTGCTGTAGATTGCATACAAAAAGCTATAAATCATTTAGAGTTTGAGTTAGATAAAATTAAAAATGCCAAAGCCAATATTTAGAATATTTGCTACTTATAAAATTTATAATAAGGTAGGCGTTACAAGGAGACCAGTAGAAGGAGTGATAGATACTTTTGCAACAACAGATGATATAAACGAGATGAAAAAGGATGAAACAATAATGAATAGAATATTGTACTTGCATAAAAAAAAACCAGATAAATTTAAAGTAGAAATAATAAAAGTTGATATTGAAGATCAGTATGGCTTTACAAATTATTAGATATGCCAAAGATTAGAAAAATAAAATTAGAAGATAGAAAAGATATGAGAGGTGGAGGTTACTCCAGAAGAAAGTTTACAGAAGAAGAAGCACAAGCTATAAGAGATGAATATAACAATGCTACAGAAAAGATTACTATATCTTCTTTGGCTAGAAAGTACAATGTATCCCAACCATTGATGTATCAATTAATAAAAAAGACAACCTATGCAGGGGGTGATGGGGGGTATAGGGGGGTACGCAGGGTAGGCAAATCTGTTTACAACCATCATTAATGAAACCTGAAGCATCAGTACAAGCAGCGTTTTGTACTTACCTTAAATACAATTATCCTCAAATAAGATACTGTGCTTCTTTAGGAGGTATAAGAACCTCTATGAAACAAGCTGTGTTAGCTAAAAAAACAGGTTATGTCAAAGGATTTCCTGACATGCAAATACTAAAAGTCAATCACAAATATGCAGGATGTTTTTTAGAAATCAAAGCAGATAAAAAATCATATCCAACTAAAGAACAAAAAGAATGGGTTGCATATTTAAATGAAGCAGGTTACTTTGCAAAGGTTGTTAAAGGTCTTGATGAGTGCATTGAAACTGCTGACTGGTATTTACAAATTCCATAACAAAAAAAATATTTTTTAAAAAAAATTTTTGTAAAAAAAAAAATACGAAACTGCTGTGAAACTGCTGTGAAACTGCTGTGAAACTGCTGGGTCTGCTGTTATCGTGTGCGTGTATGTGCGTTCTATATAAGGCGTTGATTCTCAAGTTATTAACAAAATAATTGTTAATTTATTTTTTAACATTTTTTTGTTTTTTTTGTTGAATATTAAAAAAAGTTTTATATTTGCATCATATTAATAATTTAAACACTTTAAAAAATGACAAAAACAGAATTTAAACAACTGCAAAAAATATCAGATTATATAAATAAATATTATAATTTAAACACATATGTAAATGAATATACACACTCAATTTTTGTAAGTGTATGGAATAAAAATTCATCTACCAGTATTAATTTAGAAATTTCTAAAAAAGAAATTGAATTTTTCAGAAAAGAATTTAACAACACTAAAAAATAAAATTATGAACACAAAAAGATTAAAAGAATATTTAAAAGAAATTGACAGATTAAAAAAATTAGATTGGAATACTTCAATAAAAGTAAATCAAGAATTTAAAGATCGTAAAGAACAGAAAGAAAGAAACAAAAAAACAAATTTTGATAAAAGGTTAATTAATTATATTACTAACTTAAAATAAATAAATTATGAAAAATTACGATAAATATAAATTAGCAACGCCTGAAGATTACGGTGGCGATTACGTTTCGAATTGTTGCGGTGCAAGGGTTGATTATTCTGATCGTTGTCAGTATTGTTTCGAATATTGCGAACCAGTAGAAGATTATGAATTTGAAGCAATAAAAAAAGAAAATTATCTTGAATCAAGAGAAGATGCAAGAAGAGAAGAACGTTACTAAATTAATAACACTAAACACAAAAAAATGAAATTTCAAATAAAAATTATATTAGATGTATCAAAACAAAGCGTAAAAGATATGAAACGTAACGCAGTTAACTATATTATAGAAGATATAGAAGATAAATGTTTGTATATAGAAGATATTAAAATAATTAAAACTAATAAAAAAAACACTAAAAAATTAACAACACTAAACACAAAAAAATGAAACTACTAACACAAAACAGAAAATTAAAAAAGACATCTTTATTAAATAACGCTAGAGTATTGAATTTCAGTATTCCAGCTTATAAAGATTTGAACGGCAAGTTAACTTGTCCATTTGCTAAAGACTGTATAAAATATTGTTACGCTCAAAGAGGTAACTATAGATTTAGCAACGTAAAAAAGGGCCAGCAGAAACGCTACGAATTAACAAAAACAAATGATTTTGTTAAAATTATGAACGCCAACATACTACTAGAACGGCCAACGCACGTACGCATCCACGATGCAGGAGATTTTTATAGTATTGAATATTTGAACAAATGGATTCAAATAGCTAAAGATAACAAAGATGTAATTTTTTATGCTTATACAAAATCAATCAAATTTTTTAAACTTAACAAAAAAATGTCTTATGAATTTTTATTACCT